CGGATAAGATCCTCACGAATATTACTTCGTTCTACAGTAATGAGTGGACAAATTGTTATTGCTTTTTTGAGGTATTCAACATGCTCATAAACGAACTTAGGTTCCCACCCTGTATCGGCAAATATCATGTAATCTGGTTTGTGTTTTGTTAGTCCTTCTTGGGCCATGAGTGCGAGACAGGATGACTGAACCCCTGCCCCGAGTGATAAGATACGTAGTGTTGGTTCTTTTTTGTTTCCTTCTTCATCAAAATACTCAGGCTCTTTAGTTGCAGCAACTGCTGCCATATTGTTGAGCTTTTTCCTATCAATTTTTGTAGACATTTGCTCCAAAACTTTTCTTCTTTCATATTCCATCTGCTCCGCGTTTATAGCAAATCCTTGCTTTTTGTTTGTAGCTCTGGCTTTTCCTTGAGCTCGGTACCCGGGTTTTCCGTCACTTTTAGTTGTCATTTAGTTCTCTCAATGTTCTGATGATTTTTTGCGTATAGTATACATCTTCAGCATAAATTGCAAGTGTCATCGCTAGTTTTTCTAAGTCTATTTCATCGCTTAAATGCTGCATTATTCGCTCTTCTCTAAACTCATTATAATGGTGATTATTATTTAATAGTTCAATATAGTAGGATATGGATTCACATTTAGTCTCAAAGATCCTAAGCCCCCAGCTCACATTAGGTTTATTAAGTGGCTTTATTTGGTCATCTGCTGGGTCAAATGTTCGAATCCCTAATAGATTATTGCCTTCTACGGCAAACCTGGATCGACCCCATTCGGATTCGTGAATAGTTTGTGCTACAACTAAATTTATAGGAACTCTTTCTTCTTCCGGATACATCGAATTATGATGTACTACACATGCACGTACATCTTCTATAAATTCATCATTGTTTGTATAATCCATAATAGGATTAAATGATAAACAGACTATTAATGTTGCACAAATCCAGTTCATCCACCCCAACTCTCTCCTATATTAATATCAACTTTTGATGGAACCTCAAGATCCACGCAAGTCTCCATAACTTCTTTTACTTTTTTACCCTCATTTTCATCACGCACAGAGCAATTAAGCTCATCATGCACTTGAATATGAGGAACTATAGCTAATTGTTCAAAAACGTCAACCATAGCCTTTTTTGTTTGATCCGCAGCTGACCCTTGAATCAATCTATTTAAAGCTTTGTATGTTCCAGCTCTTTTAATAGCATCACCATACTCTACTTTTGCTTGATTTAGTGGTAACGCCTTGTGTACACCCCAAGATGTAGGTTCCCATAAATCAAATCTACACTTACGCCCAAGTAGTGTACGAATTACACCCTTAGAATTAGCTCTATTCATAACTGCCTCTAGCATTCCTTGCATAAATGGAACACGTTTTCTAAAGTCTGCAAGCATAACTTTTGCTTCCTGTGGTTCTAAATCTAACTCACGAGCAAGCTTATTATACCCCATTCCATACATAACTCCTAATCCAATAGTCTTCGCAAGGCGTCTCTCGCATCCTGCCATTTCTGCTGTTTGTTGATGGAAATCCAAGTCTTTTTCATGGTATGCTTCTTTAACTTCTTTAGCACCCGGTTGGTCCACGAGGCACGCCCAATGTGTCAAGAGCCTTGGTTCTTGTTGTGAATAGTCCGCTTTAAGCCAGTAATTACTGCTCTCCGGGATAAAAAGTTTCCTAATGCTGGAGGCAAATTGTCCTCTATTTGGGATCTGCTGTAAATTTGGGTGATTATAAGAAAAACGACCAGTAACAGTACCTCCACTATCAGAGCGTATTTGATTAATATGTGCATGTATTCTTCCATCATCATTATGATTCATTAAACCATGTAGGAAAGTTCCTCTTAGCTTATTTAATTCCCTCGCCTGCATGATTAACCGAGGTAATTCATGTGGATGATCCGTCAGAAACATCTTAGTAAATGAAGGCGCATTAGTTTTATCTGTACGCTCATATGGTAAACTTAAAGCATCAAATGCTTTCGCGATGGATGCTGCTGCCCATATTTCTACATTCAGACCAGTTAAATCCTTAATTCTTTTTACTAATTTCTTCTCCTTGTTGTGAAATTTAACATTCAATTCTTCACATCTATGCTGATCAAATCTAACACCTTTACGCGTCATATGATAAATAACATTAATTAATTTACATTCCAAATCATAAACAGTTGTCAAATTATCCTTGACAATCTCCCATGATAATTTTTCATGTAATTTATATGTTAAATCCGCATCCGCTTCTGCGTATTCACCTACAAATGTAGCAGGTAATTTATACATTTCATTCTTTGGATCCACACCAAATGCATCCGCTGCTTCTTTCAATTTTTGTTCATTCTTAAATTCACCTAGATACTCATGAACAATACTATTTAATGTATATGAATATCTATTCTCATCTATGAGTGCCGCAGCTACCATTGTATCATGTATTCTACCAGTAACAGATATATCCAAAGTACCAAGCCATCCAATATCGTATTGTGCATTGTGAAATATTTTTTCTACTGAATCATCTTCGCATATGGATTTGATATATTTAATAACTTTCTTTTCATCCATATTACCACCACCATCGTGTGCGATAGGGTAGTATCCTTTAAAAGAAGCATTCGCTATTGCGATACCAATAACCTTTCCGCGTCTACGTGGCCATCCTGGACCTTCTTTAATTAAGTGTGGATCGCACGTCTCTAAGTCTACTGCTACCTTGCCTTCTATTTTAGGAAATTCTGTGGGTGCAACCCAATTAGAATTTACTGTCTTAAAAAGATCCTGAGTCATTAATTTCTCCTGCTATTGCTGCATAACCACACATGTCAATGAAGTTATCTATGTTACTTTTCTTCCCTTGGCTGTTTCTTGATATCTTCATTAATACCATCATCAATGCTACATCCTCGGCTGTAATACTAGCCATTGGTTGTAACTTTTTATCTAAAAATATATTCCAAAATTCTGCAATTTCTGCATGATTTTGAAATGCATCCCCGTGTGTTTCGTTCCTATCACCAGTGATAAGTTCTTTTGCTTGTCTAAGTATTTCTTCTTTGGTCATATTATGAACCCTCCTTCTCTTTGTGGTTGTACTATATGTAGTTGGTTACGAGCGCGT